TACAATAGGAGCAGTTGCTGGTGTAGCTAATAAAGCTCTTAGTACAGCAAATCAACTTGCGGGAACAGCTGCTTCTGTAGTTGGCGTTGTATCTGGAGCAAAAAGTATTATTACTGGAGGTTTTTCTGCTGGTTCCCCATTAACCGCGTTATCTGGAGTTGTTGGTGGGATAAATGGATTATCTTCAATTGCATCAACAGCAAGTTCAATTCCTGGAGTTTCTAGTTTCTTAAAAGATCCAATGGGGTCTGCAACTTCTGCTTTTAATTCTATAAAAGATTTTTTAAATGACCCTGCAAAAGCATTTAGTTCAGCAAGTTCAACCCAACAAGGAAAAGATCAAACTAATGGTCCAGTTTTTAAACCGTCATCCGTTAAACCTAGTGGGTATATAAATTTATACATGCCGGATACCGTTTCTATGAGTCAGCATGCCGCATATAATGATTTAAAAATGACTGATGCATTAGGTATGACTGGAGGGGTTGCAGAAGGAATGAAGGAAGCCGAAGGAATAAAGAATAGTGCTGCTTCATTATATGATTCATTTAAAAACCAAAAAAACGGTTTAATGTCATCAGATACAATAAAAACAATAAAAGAAAATGATTATAAGCCTCTTGTGTTAGAAGGAGCTGGCCAAGCAGCAGGTGCGCTTGGTATTGTAAACGACGGAGCTGCTGTTGGAAAATATCTTTTAAGTAAAGCTGGATATGCAATCAACCCTCAATTTGAAGTTGTTTTTTCGGCAATGGATATGAGAACATTTCAATTTGACTTTACGTTTACACCAAAAAGCCCAAATGAAGCTGAAACAGTTAGAGAAATCATAAAATTGTTTAGAAAACACGCTGCTCCTAATTTGTATGGTGGATATGAAGGTAGATATTTTGACGTTCCTTCAGTATTTCAAATTGAATATATGCACCTAGAAAAAAGAAATGAAAATTTACATAAATTTGCTCCTTGTGTATTAACAAGTATTGTTGTTGATTATGCACCAGAAGTTGGTTGGGTTACATATAATGATGGTATGCCAGTTAAAACTCGATTGACGTTGATGTTTAAAGAAACTGAAATTTTAACAAGAGATAAAATAGATCAAGGATATTGATATATGTCTTCATTTTTTTCAAAATATCCATTACTTAATATTAATAGTAAAATTGTAACTGATATTGTTACAAGAATAGCAATTAGACAAAAATATTCAAATAAATTGTCGATGTATTATCCATATGATATGCAAGAAGGGGATACTCCAGAAATTATTGCAGCAAAATATTATGGAGATCCTGAGCGTCATTGGATTGTAATGTTAGCCAATGATACAATTAATCCGTTTTTTGATTATTCTTTAGATTATCCGGTATTTTCAAAATATCTTATGGATAAGTATAAAAATGAAGGAAATAGTACGAAACAATGGAAAGAAGGTAATTGGAGAGGTGAATGGGATGCAACTGAATATTATACGATTGATGGCATTTTATATCCTGCAGGATCAATTACATACAATGAAGGCGGAACATACGAATACATATATAATTCCAATACTGGAATTACAATTACAAGCGTAGTCCTTGAAGATGGGCCAAATGATATAGATATTGTTGCTGAATACAATGTAAATGATATTATCGTTACAAGTAATACAGCATTTATTTGCACAAATACACACAAACCTGCGCGAATTGGAACGTTTAAAGATGCGTTAGCTAAAAAATATTGGAATAGAATTTATGATGGGGCTTATTGGAAAGGGGATTGGCAAAATAATATACAATACAATACAGATGATGTTACAACGTATAATGGGATAATTTATATTTGTAAACAAAATAATACATCAAATTCTGTTAATGGAATAACTATTTCTAATGCAGATTATTGGAAAACTTACACTAATGGCTTGGAATATACGTTAGTTACAAGAAATAAAGATCCATTTGGATATAGAGCAACTATTACTACAACTGATAATATTACAGGAAAAGAAACATCAGAAACTATTTACATTGACGAAAAAGCATATAATGGAGGAGGAAATGGATACGATTTCCCCATATTAAATTATGCAACACAAACAAAAGAATCTGAGAATATTGTAATTTCTACTGAAAAACAAAGATTATCTATTTATGAATACGAATTAGAACAAAATGAAAATAAACGTACAATTAATTTAATTAGAAAAGAGTATGTTCCACAAATTGAACAAGAATTAAAAGTTTTAATGAGAACATATTATGGCTGATGGATTATTACATATACAAGATGTATCAATTGTATCTTGCAAAATTGTTGGCGTTTCTGGACACCCAACTGATGTTTCAGCTATGGTTGTTGAGATAAATTATTTTGAGGATATTTTTTCTAATTTTGTTAGTGGAGCATTGGTTATAAATGATTCTGTTGGCCTTATTCAAATGTTTCAATTTCAAGGACAAGAAGTATTAATTCTTGAAATAGATAAACCTGGACTAGATGATCCATTAAAAAAGACACTTAGGATTTACAAACATAGCGGAAGATCTCAAACAAAAACTTCAAATGAAAATTATATCATACATTTTTGTTCAGAGGAAGCGTATTTAAATGAACAATACAAAATATCTAAGTCATATAAAAATATGATAATTGCGGATATTGTTCATGGTATTTTAGAAAATGATTTAAAAATTAATCCGGACCTTTTAATAAATTTTGATAAAACTTCTGGAGTTCATGATATTTTAGTTCCAAATTTAAAACCATTTCAAGCAATAAACTGGTTAACAACATTTGCACAAGCTGATCAAGATAAAAATGCAGGAGCATTTTTTCTATTCTACGAAGATAAATATGGATTTTCTTTTAGATCAGTTTTAAATTTGTATAAACAAAAAACTGCAAGAAAATACAAATACGAAGAAAAGAATTTGAAATCAACACAAAATGATTTAATTTCTGACGTCAATAAAGAATTCGTAAATGTTATTGCGTTTGAACATATAAGCGCATTTGATTCTATTTCTGCAGTTAAACAAGGAACGATGGCAAGTAAGACAATAACAATCGATCCATTAAGGTTGAAATTTGGAGAAAATGCTCATGATTATAATGAATATACAAAAAACGTCCAATCATTAGACTATGCTTCTCTTCCTAATTCAGCAGAAAATAGAATGGGAGATACAATGAATAAAACTGTAGGAGCTGTTAAATTTGTAATATCAACTTCCGGTCAAAGCGAAAATAAATATATTAAAGATAAAGAAGTTCCGGTTAATGAGTTTTCTCCAGAAAAAACTACTTCAGTTAGATCTTCGCAGTTATCTCTTATGTGGTCTAATAGAATAAAAATTATTATTCCTGGAGATATTGGTTTAACTGTTGGTATGATTGTTGATTTTGATAAACCAGAAATAAGCTATAATAATCCACAAAGCAAAGAAAAAACTTCTGATCCAATTTATTCAGGAAAATATCTTATTACTGCATTAAGACATATAATAACACAAGAAAATAGGTTTACTACGATACTAGAACTATGTAAAGATTCTTATCCTAATAAAACATTTAAATATGATAATACTAATCCAGGTTGGAAAGAAGTAAGATAATATGAGTAATAATAGAAGAGGAAATTTCATAGGCCATAATGGATTCGTTTGGTGGATCGGCGTTATCGAAGATAGAATGGATCCATTAAATCTTGGTCGGTGTAGAGTAAGAATACAAGGATTACACGAAGGAACAAAAGCGCAAGTTCCAACAAATACATTACCTTGGGCGCAACCATTATTTTCTATTAATGGGTCAACGTCTACTCCTTCTACGCTACAAGAAGGGGATTTTGTAATGGGTTTTTTTATGGATGGCGCATCAAGCCAATATCCAATAATTATGGGTATGTTTCATGGAATACCAGAAGATAGCCCTGACAGAGAAAAAGGTTTTAATGACCCAAGAACTGACGAACAATTAAAAGCTGCTCCGAGAAAACCGCAGACAATTGATTATTCAACTAAAGGTGGCGCAAAAATTACTGAGCGCCCAGCAGCAAATACTTATCCAAATAGACTTGACCAACCTACTACAAGTAGACTATCAAGGAATGAAAGTATAGATACAACTATTGTTAAAGCAAAAAATGATTCTGTTAAAAAAGCTAAAGGACCAAAAGGTGCAACTGCTTGGACTGAACCTAATTCTCCTTATAATACAAAGTATCCATACAATCAAGTTGTAAGCACTGAATCAGGACATTATTTCGAGCTTGACGACTCTCCTGGGCATGAACGGATACATTTGTATCATAGAAGCGGAACGTTCTCTGAGACGCATCCAGATGGTTCACAGGTCGAGAAAATTGTTAAAGATAGATATACTGTTGTATTAAATAATGATAAAGTATCTATTTCTGGAGATTGCTCAGTTACAATTGAAGGAAGTAATAAAGTTTATATTATTGGTAATTGTGATACAACTATTGATGGGAATTATACTATGACGATTAATGGAAATATGACAACAACTGTTGCTGGAACTATAAACCAAACAAGTAGTGGAGCAACTAATATTAAAGGTTCACCAATAAACTTAAACTAATATGAAATCTACAGAAATAAAAAATTTTAGCGGATATTCTGATTTGGATATGACATTTCAACCACATCCAGCTAAAAAAGATTTAATGCTTTCCACTGGGGAATTAGCTGTTACTAGGGCGTTGAAAAATTTATTATTGACAAATTATTACGAAAAGCCATTTCAGCCAAATTATGGGTCAAATCTTCGTAAATTGTTATTTGAACCAATGAGCCCAATTACATCTTCTGCATTAACAAAAGAAATAACTTATGTAATAAAGAATTTTGATTACAGAGTTACATTAACTTCTGTTAACGTTGAAGCGTTATATGATTATAACTCATACCAAGTAACTATATCATTTTATATTAATAACTTGGTTCAACCATTTACAGCAGATTTTATTTTATCAAGACTTAGATAAATACTAATAAAAGGATTTAGGGGAAAATAATGGCCAGTGCCAATTCATCAGTTAATATTGCAGAATTAGATTTTGACGCAATTAAAAATAATTTTAAAAACTATTTGCGCGGTCAAGATAAATTTAATGATTATGATTTTGAAAGTTCAGTTATTTCTACTGTATTAGATTTACTAGCATATAATACTCATTATAATGCATATTATCTTAATATGGTCGCTAATGAAGCATTTTTAGATACTGCAGTAAAACGTGGATCAGTTGTATCTCATGCTAAATTACTTAATTACGTTCCATCTTCAGCAAAAGCATCAATGGCGCATATTGATTTAAAATTTAATGGAACTACATCGGCTAATTTTACTATTCCAAAATATACTAAATTTTCTTCGCAAGCAATTGATGGCGTGAATTATCCATTTGTTACATTGGAATCGATTACAGTAACTGCAAATAATAATACTGCGCAATTTTATTATGTTCCAATATATCAAGGGAACCCAGTAAGATACACATATTCGGTTAATAATTTCCAGAATGAATCATCAACCTTTACTATTCCAGATAGCGAAGTTGATACGACATCTCTACAAGTTTTGGTTTATGAATCATCACAGTCGACAGTTTTTACTAAATTTGAGTTGGCTTCTAACCATTTAACTTTAGATGATACTTCTAAAGTATATTTCCTTCAAGAAGGGTTATCTGGTTTATTTGAAATATATTTTGGTGATGGTATTTTAGGTTCTTCATTAAAAACTGGTAATGTTATTGTTATAGAATATTTAACAACTAAAGGTGAAGCTCCAAATGGCGCATATAAATTTACGTTAATGGATAAAATCGGTAATTATTCTGGAGTTATTATTACTAGTAGCGGGGATACAGCAACTGGCGGTAGCGCAAAAGAATCGATTGAATCAATTAAATATTCTGCACCAAAAGCATATTCTTCTCAAAATAGAGCTGTAAGTAAATCTGATTACCTTGAATTATTAAAAAGAGATAATCCGATAATTCCAATTCAAGCTGTTAATGTTTGGGGAGGAGAAGATATAGATCCACCTGAATATGGTAAAATTTTTATATGCATTAAACCAACGGGTGGATATAATTTATCTGAATTGCAAAAATATAGATTGATTAATGAATACATAAAACCGTTCAGCATAATCACAGCTATACCTGAAATTGTTGATGTAGATTACACATTTATAAGAATAAACACTAATGTATTTTTTGATAAACAAAAATCTATTTATGATCCTTACCAAATATTAAGTTTAATAAAATTATCTATAATGGATTTTTGTAATACTTCTCTTAATACATTTGATTCTGTATTCATATTAGCAGATTTGATAACAAAAATTAAAAATACCGATGCAGCAATTATTACATCAGAATCAACTATTTCTTTAGAAAAAAGATTTATTCCTATATTTGGAACAGACAATTCACATACATTTAATTTTGAAGTCCCGTTGAAAAAAGGAACTTTAGATAGTGGATATTTTGATTGTATTGCATCAAATGGTTCTTTATACCAAAATGCTAAAATTGAAGAATCTCCATCTGTATTTAACACATTAGAATCAATACAGATAATAAATGGAGGTAGCGGATTTTCTTCTATTCCAACTATTACAATTTATGGAGATGGAACTGGCGCTACAGCTACAGCGGACGTTACTAACAGTACAATAACTTCGGTTAATATTACATCAGCAGGATTAAACTATACCCAAGCTGTTGCAGTTGTTTCTGGAGGCGGAGGAACTGGAGCAGTAATAGTTCCAAATTTAACTGGAAATACAGTTAAATTAAGAAGTTACTATTATGTTAATAATATAAAAACAGTTATTCAGGATAATATTGGCCAAATAAACTATTCTAAAGGAACAGTTACATTAAATAATTTTAATGCATATAATATAAATAATCTATTAGGATATTTCCCTATTATGGTAACACCGGAATCTACGATATTTTCGTCTACAAAAGATAAAATAATAACTCTAGATATTATGGATGATACGTCAATAATTACTAATATACAATCAAAAATTTAATGTCAACTAAATATTCTACAATTTTTGCTTCTAAACTGCCTGCATTTATTGCAGATGACCCAGCATATTCAAGATTTATCCAATTTTTTGAAGCATATTATAATTGGTTTGATGATACATACGATATTTATGGTCTTGGCGAAAAATTAGATATTGATTCGGGGTTTGAACAATTTTACCCTTATTTTGCTCAGGATTTTTTGCCGTATTTTCCTGATATCGATACGATAGCAACAGATAAAGTAAAATTAATAAAAATAGCTAAAGAATTATATAAAGCAAAAGGTATTCCTGATTCGTTTAAATTTTTATTTAGAGCATTATTTAACGTTCACGCGGAAGTATATCCTACAAGTCAATTTATATTAAGACCGAGTTATGGAAGATGGTTAGTTCCAAAATCAATAAAAATTAAATCGACGGATTCAAATTTTTTACACATTAATAACTTTAAAATCTTTGGAGAAACTTCAAAATCTATAGCAACTATAGAACAAAGTAAAGTTAATGGAAAATTTATACAAATTTATATATCAAATATTCAAAGATTGTTTATGTCTGGAGAGACTATTACAATATTAGATTATGATAATAACCCTGTGTATTTTTTTAATGGAGAGTATTTCCCTTACACAGATAAGTATCCTGTAGGGTCAGTAAAATTAACATCAAAAATTATCGGATCTCTTTCTAATATTGATATCGTTCCGGCTAGAAGAGGTAAATATTATACAGTTGGAGATCCAGTTGTAATTACTGGAGGGCTTAATACGCAAATAGCCAATCCAATTGGAGCTAAAGCAATAATCTCTGAGATTACAACGGGACAAATTCAAAATATTGTAGTTACAAAAGGGGGATATGGTTATAGAGTTGCGCCAAATTCATCCGTAATTGTTACTAATGATGTATCAGGAACAGCTGATTGTCAAGTTTCTATTGTTGATGGGTCGTTAGGTTCTAATGTTGCATATATTTCTAATGATTGTATTGAAAATCAATTATTTGTTAATATTGGTGCTGCTAATTATAATTTTTCCTCTACCGCAAATGCAAACACGCAATTAAGTAATTTCTTTAATTTAATCGGATATCCAGTATATCCGATAATAGCAATAACCGTGTTAAATGGTGGCGGCGGGTTTACTTCAGAGCCAATTTTAAATGTTCAATCAACGTTTACAGCAAATACAAATATTCAAACATATAATCAAAATTTAAAAGATTTAGGAATTTTAGCTAAAATTAAAATTGTTAATCCAGGAACTGGATATACCATAAATGATATCATAACAATTTCTGGAGGAGATGGTAATTTTGCGTTTGCAAAAATTAATTCTGTTAATGTATCTTCAGGATCGATAACTAGTGTTGGATATTATTATAACGCAAATACTCCTTATGGGTTAGGAGGCATGGGTTATACGAATGATAATTTGCCTATTGTGACCGTTAATTCGCCAACAGGAGCTAATGCTGTGTTAACTATACCAGCAATATTAGGAACTGGAGTTGAATATACTGTAGAAACTGATAAAATTGGAGCTATCACTAAAATAACTTTAACAGAAAACGGAGAAGATTATATAAATGCTCCAAATGTATCTTTGCGTATACAAGATATAGTTGTTTCTGGTTTAGAGTTCGCTTCTGATGTAAATTTAACTACATCAATAGTATATCAGGGTAATTATGAGCTACCTACATTTACTGGAAATATAAATTCTATTAATTCAATATATTATAATCCATTAACTTCCGAAAAATTATTTTCTATTCAAGTTTACGATTATATTGGAACTATATCTGCGAATAATTCTGCATTATTCGTGCGTAATACAGAAACAAACGAATTTATTGAGTTGATAATACAACAAAATTATTCTGATACCAAATTTACTAATGGGATAAAAATATATGGTGATGGTTCTGCTAAAGCTTCAGCTAAATTTTTAAATGGATTAATAGAAGATTCTGGAAGATATTTAAATAATGATGGCCAACTTTCTTCATATTCTATAGTTCAAAGCGATATATACAATTTATCTACGTATGTAATTGCAACCGAAAAAAGTTACGATTCATACAAAACTGTGTTAGAAAATTTAATACATCCAATAGGTAGTAGATTAGTTACTAAGAATTTACTAAAATCAAATACATCATATAGATTAGCGCAAAATTCTGCAGCCCAAATGGGATATTTATTAGCTAATGTAAACTCACTATTAATACAAAACGTAGATTCGTATTATACCAATACAGTACAAATTATTACCGATTTAGATATCGATACAATTTTTACAGTTAATACACATATTTATATTTCTGGTCCTACTAACCTTAATGTTTATTCAACAATTGCCAATATTAATATTGATAGCAATTTATTAACTCTTACTGATTTCGTTCAATATAAATTTCCTAATGTTTATAGCGGTTTTACTCAAGGAAATACTATAATACTAACAAATGGTAATAATTATAACATTGATAAATATTCTGTAAATACATTTATTCGCGTAGGAGACGCAATTTCTACTCCAAATAATAGTCCGCAAGAAATTATTAATATTTCAAATAATATAATCTATTTTACGAATCAATTAAATTTAAATGGTAATACTTTAAATCCAACAAATATTACAGTAATTAAAGAATTGTTATCAAATACTATTACAACTTATACAACGGTGTAAATATGAGTCAAGGTTTAATCCCTTATTCCGCATTTTCTAAAGAAATTTTAAAATATTATTATTCTCCTGAGTTAATATTAAAAAATACAGGTAATGAATTTTTAAATTTATATTGTTTTATCGCAAAAGTTGATCCCTGGGTTAATGAAGAAAGTCCGCCATTACCAGAAAATTCAGATTTTTATATAAAAAATATACATAAAAATTTAGTAGCAGTTAAAAAGATAAACTCTAACGATATTTGTCCAGTAATAAAAAGAATTGATTGGAAATCCGGGACAACTTATGGACAGTATTCTTCTAATAGAATAGGCGAAATTAATTATTATGTTAGAAATTCATATGATCAAGTATTTAAATGTTTATATAATGGCGAATCCATAATTCATGTAAATGGAATTGCTTCCACTATTGAACCAATAATAGATTATACTGTCAATTTTACAAGTAATATTATTTTTACTGGAGATGGATATAAATGGAAATATCTGTATACAATAGATCCAGGAGCAAAATTAAAATTTTTTGATCAAGATTGGATACCATTACCTGTTGCTGAACATAGAAAATCCTTATCAACAAGCATACTAGGTTCCGGAGATATATCGGTTATCAATATCTATAATAGCGGAAATAATTATATTGATGATTCTGGAAATGGAACTACAACAACTATACGCATAGATGGAGATGGAACAGGCGCAACAGCTGCGGCAGTTATATCTGGTAATGTATTATCCCAGATATTAGTAACCAATTCTGGTAAAAATTACACATATGCTACTGCCAATATAACTGCAAATTTTGGATATAGTGGTAATGGAGCGCAATTGATTGCCGAAGTTTCTCCTATTGGAGGGCATGGTTACGATTTAATCTCTGAATTGGGTTGTAAAACAATAATTATCACAACAGAATTTAACCAAACCGAAGGTTCCACTTTACCAACTGATATAGATTATAGACAGATTGGATTAATTTCTAATCCGGAAATAACTGTTGGCGTAACAGCTCAATTTGCAAATTCTAGCATATATCGTGCAACGCACGATGTTTTATTGGCACAAGGTTCTGGGGCGTATATCCAAGACGAAATTGTATATCAAGGGCAACTTTTAAATCCAACATACTCAGGAAGAGTTTTAAATTTTGACTCGATAAATAATTTATTATACCTTATAAATACTCATGGAACGATATCTATAAATCAACCGTTAAATGGTACTACGTCAAAACTTATTCGTTTAGTTTTACAAGAAACAATTGAACAATTAATACCATATTCCGGAAATATTTTATACATTGAAAATAGAAAAAAAATACAAAGAACTTCTTCTGGATTAGAACAATTTAGATTAACGCTTAATTATTAAGGTTTAAACGGCATGTTAAATTTCAATACAAAACCATATTATGATGATTTCAATGAAGATAAAAATTTTCATAAAATTTTATTTAAACCTGGAGTTGCAGTTCAAGCAAGAGAATTGACGCAAGTTCAATCAATATTACAGGATCAAATTGGCAAATTTGGCAAATTTGTGTTGTCAGATGGTTCTATTGTTAGCGGTGGAAATTATTCTATAGATACAAATGTCAAATCTCTAAATTTAGCAAACATAGGAAATATTGCTACTGATATTCAATATTTTTCTGGAATGTATGTTATTGGCGAAACTTCTAGATGTATTAGTTTAATTACTTCTATTGACGTATTAAACTATTATATTACTGTAAAATCTGTCCAAAGTGGACAAAGTAATTATGCTTCTGGCGAAATATTAAAAATATTTTCTAGAAAAGATGTTGCGTATCAATATATGCAAGATAATTCAATATTATCAGATTATACAGCTACATTAACATCAGATGCATCTACAACAATTAATAATTGCTTTGGTTCTATAAATTCTACACAATTTACGATTAATTCGTCGATCGTCGATGTTGGAGATGTAATTACTGCAGAAGTAGATAATTATTCCGTTAATTATATTGTAACCAATGTTAATACAAATTCAATAATTTCCGTTAACAAACAATTAACCAGAGATTATACTAACGTTCCATTAAAAATAACTAAATTTGCATCAAGAGTTGTATTAGAAGTAAATGTTGATACTGGAGTATATTTTACAAATAATACGTTTGTGAAATCTTTGCCGCAATCTATTGTTCCGAATAATAAGACGCAATTTCCATCATGCGTTATTGGATTTGAAATTCTAGAATCCATGGTAGATTTTATAGATGATACGTCATTACTTGATCCAGCACAAGGTTCATATAACTATACAGCTCCAGGAGCCGATAGATATAAAATTTATTTAAATTTAGTGTCAAAACCATTACTTGGCGGCACAATTGATGTGACATATTTAACAACAACCAAATTTATTGAATTGTTAAGAATAAAAGATGGTATTGTTATTTCAGATAATACGGATCCAACTTTAGGAGACCTTGAACACGTTTTAGCAAAACAATTATATGATCATGCGGGAAATTTTATTGTTTCTCCTTTTACATTATCATTTAATAATTCTAATTTTGCAAACGAAGAACAAAAATTAAATTGTAGTATTTCTTCAGGAAAAGCTTATGTATATGGATATCCAATTGATGCGAAATTTCCAACAAATATTCAAGTAGATAAAGCTAGAGAAACCGCAAATTCAGGAACGAAAATATCAAATTCTTATTATGGAAATAGCATAAGAATTAAAGATTTAAGCGGATTAATGCCTGCGCCAACTCTTGGCGCAAAAGTAGCTTTATATTCTACAGCAAAAGGCATAACAACTGCAGATTCTCTATTAGGGTACGCATATATTAGAAATATTGATTATACAACCACAAACGAATATGGATTGTATTTGTATAATATGACAGTTCCTAAACAAAATGTAGCAAATATAAAATCAGTATTAGCAATGGGTTCTACAGGATTTTCTGCTAATACAATATTAAATACTTCTTCACAAACAGTAATAAAAGACCCATCATTCGATAAATTATTGTTTAAATTAGAATATACTAACCCTGCTTCTGTAAACGTTGCCGACATAACTTTAGATTTATTTACAACATTATCAGTTACGTCAAATGTTGCAACGATTTCAACTAATTCTGTATACAAACAATTTCCAGTAGGGGTTTCACCATCACTATCAACTGAAGATAAAAATCAAAATTTCATTGTTGTAACTAAATCTACTAATGGATCATATACAGCAGGCGAATTTGTAGATTTATCTGAAGTTAATATTGAAGTTAAATCCGTTGGTGGTGGATATCAAGCTATATTAACATTTAACTCTGGATATTCAGGGCAAATTGACATAAAATATCCATTAAATTATCTTTCTACACAAAAGAAAACTAAAACTTTAAATCAAAACCAAGTAGTTAAAGTAAACGCATCAGTATATCCAACAAGTATTGGGTATTCTGATATTGCTAGATTTAAAGGAGTTTTTAAAACTAATAATCTTAATGAAACTACATATGCGGGTAATTGGACTAGTGGAGTCATTTATTCCATAAATGACGTTGTTAGACAAGGACAAAATTTATTTATTTCCGCGAAAAATTCAAACGTTTCAAACTCTCCTTCGATTAACTCAGAATATTGGAACGTTTTACAAAAAGTTTCTTCTAAATTTAAAGTTAACAACGGACAAACAGAATATTTGTACGACTTTGGTTCGATTACAGCGAAATCTAGTGCAGATGCTGGAACTGTTTTTGTGTTATTTGATTACTATACACATTCAACAGATGGAGAATTTATTGCCTTTGATTCTTACCCAGTTACATACAATCAAATCCCAACAGTGAATATTAATAATACACAATATTCTCTAAAAGATTATATTGATTTTAGACCTCGTAGAAAAAATTCAACTAATTTCGATAATATTGAATTCGATGATTATAGAATTCCATCATCAGTTACTGATTCTAATTTAACATATAATATGTCTTATTATCTTGGTAGAACTGATAAAATAGTATTAACTAAAGAAGGAGAATTATCTTGGTTAAAAGGCGCTTCTTCATATAAAAATTGGATTCCGCCAAAAGACTTATCTAATGCAATGACTATTGCAACAATAGAATTTGATCCATATTCCCCAGATATGACTTCTATAAAAATTAAATATGCAAAACATCGTAGATATACGATGGACGATATTGGTAATTTGGAAACCAGAATACAAAATGTTGAATATTATACTGCATTAAATATTGCAGAAAAAGCTACATTGGCAACAAATATTAACGATCAATATGGGACGAGATTAAAAAATGGATTTATAGTTGATTCATTTACCAATTTTAATATTGTTGATTTAACACATGGCAGAAGAAACATTTCTATAGATTTGGAAAATAATTTAGCTCGTCCATCTTTTGGTAGAGGCGAATTTAATTTATATCCATTTTTTGGTACAGGAGAAACCAAATTAATTAAAAAATCCAATTTAATTGGTTTTAATTATACGGAATCAGAGATTGTTGTTCAAAATCAAGCAACTTCATGGACAAGAGTTAATCAATTTGATGTTGTTGCATATAATGGCGATTTATTTTTAGATCCACAAAGAAATATATTTGTTGAAGAAGCTGGAGTGACATATAACATCACTAATGATACAGCTGATCTTATGAATGCTTCTGAAATTCCTGGATTAATGTATAATGATTGGAATACATATTTTTCAGCTCACCCATATATTGCGGATCCTACGGCATCAAGCGTTGCTGTAAATTACAATAATGTAAATTATGATATTAAAACTGTTCTTGATGTAACAAAAACAACAAAAATAGATCTATTATCGCAGAATATAATTCCAAAAACTAAATCTATTAATATTAAATTTAATGCAACTGGTTTAGCTCCATATTCGCGTATGTTCTTGTATATTAATGGACATCTAATGAATTCTTCTGTTATTCCGGATGAAAATCCATTAGGAGTAATAAGTTCAATAAATGTTATTAATCCTGGAAGCGGATATAGTAATTCCGGAGTAACGGCAACTATTTCGGCAACAGCAAATACTACAGCGCAATTTAACGTTTTAGTTGTCGGTGGAGCTATCGAATCTGTTACTACAAGTAACCCAGGGAAAGGATATCCACGAAGCGCAAATAATCTGCTTACAATTACTGGAGCAAATACTAATACTGCAATTGTTCAGGTGTCGACAGCCCCAGTTAAAGGGATGACGTTGTATTCAAATAGATTTGGAACATGTTCTGGGTTAATACAATTAACTAATGATATAATAAGTTTTGATGCAGGAGAATTATTAATTTCGATTGTAGATACGCCGCATTACAATTTATCAAAAGCCATGTCTGTATCAAATGGAACTTTCTATGCAAAAACAAATTATTATCAAACTGTTATAGATTCAATTAGAAAACCATATATTTCTAAAATTGGAAATGTAACCCCAAGTCTTCCTAATCAAACTGCAGGAATAATTGCACCTTTAAGCGCCGATTATAAGGTATTTGATTATAGCGTAGATTATGATTCAATAAAATCTGGCAACATTACAGTTCCTGTATTTTTAAACAAACAACCAAATACAACTGTTACCGTTGCTGTTCTTGTAAACGCGTCAGAAGACATGTCGTCAAATTGTTCAATTACTACAAATCATTCTACATTAACATTTACAGAAAATACTTGGTCCACTCCTCAAAATGTAATATTAACATATAATTTAGGAAATAGACGTCAAGTTGGCGGAGATGAAATCGATACATTTATCGATAATAATTTACCATCTTATATTGAATTTTATTCTACATCTGCTGATCCGCAATACGATTATGGTGGATCAGCAGTTCCATTAAGATCTTGGTTAAGACCGTTTCCTATAAAAGGAGTTACATCAACCCATTTAGTTCCATACAAAAAATTTGATCCAAATGTAGGTCCTGCCGCTGAAAAATCATCATATATATCAGTCTCGCCTGTATCAGTATCAAATGTTGCTGGACAATCATTTTTTACAGTAACATATGGAGGAGGAAATGATATTGGATGGTGGACTGATTCAATAACTACATATCCATTAAAATTTACTGCAACTGTTGCAAATACTTCAGTTGCGCAAATAACAAATTCAGAATATACCGATTATGAATTTTCTAATGTAGTTTCTGGTAACGTGTTAACTGTGTTAAAACCAGATCATCAAATATTGAAATTTACATATTGGCTTGTTGGTTTAAATGTAGGAAGCACTACTGTTACGGTTACAACCCAATCTCCTAATTCAAATTGGGATGCAATTACAGAAACAGTGCCTATTACTGTTGGCGCAGAATTATTAGCTCCTGATCCAGAAATTCGTGTTCATCAAAATGCGCAATTATCATCAACGGATGGGCTTATTTTAAATGCTCCAAGAATTACAACTTCTCTTGGAACTACACAAGTTATTGATGTATCAATAAGTAAACGACCAGAATCTGATGTTATTATAACTGCAGCCTCAGATGATATAGTTGGTGGAGGAATAATTTACCAAGTTTCCGAAGATGGGTTAACGGCAGTTTCATCAAACACAATTACATTTACCAAAGGTACTTGGAATGTAATGAAAACTGTTATTGTAAAAGGTGTAACTAATGCAAATTTACATCACGAAACTATAGTAGATTATAATGTTACATTAACTTCATCTAGCGCGAATACTGATTGGAATAATTTGACAACTGTAGTTCCAATGAAAAATAAAGATTCAGGAAATACTATAAACGTAATTTGGCCAGCTGTTGCTATTACTTGTTATGGAGATAGAACTCAATATAACAATCATAGAGCTGATGTTCCGTTTTTAATTCAATTAAAAACTCCACCAGTTGATGGAAACGTCACGGTTACGATGTCTTCATCAGATACAACAAAAGGTGGAACGATATATCCTACCGATCACACTAGCATAACTTTAACAGATCAAAATTGGAATTGGGGTAACAATATTCTTAAAATGACAGGAGCAAGTCTTCCTGGATATACTACATCTAAATATTATGCAATTTTTGATTATACTGGAGGTATTGGACCAAGAAGTGCTAATTCGTGTTCGTTTGAATTAACAAATGGGTTAATTTATTATCCACCAGAACCGGTACCATATTATCCTCCAGCAACACCATGGCCAACACCAACACCATGGCCAACACCAACACCATGGCCAACACCAACACCAACGCCATCTTTGCCACCTGCAGCTACGCCATGGCCAACGCCTACTCCTACGCCTACGCCGACGCCAACGCCTACTCCTACGCCTACGCCGACGCCGACGCCGCTTTTTGCAAAAGAACCAGTTACTACTAGAACCAATACAGTAACTACTGTTGAATATGTTGCGGATAGAACAATTCCAAAAGTTGGGTTAGACCTTGAAATAGGAAGTACGAATATTAATAATATTACGTATCTTGATAACGGTGATATCTTAGTAACAATGGCTTCAAGCAATGCGGGTAAATGGAAGGGCGGCGAATATCAGGATGGAGGAAAATGGAGGGATGCTACAGGCACTGCGAAATTAGCTTTAACTCCAGACGTATATACAGATATTTCTGATGTTTCCGTAAGCGTTGTTTCTACAGCTTTATTACCAAAAGATGATCCTATGTATGTTAAGCCAAGAGCCGCCGCATCGGTAAAAGGAGACATAACTGCTTCGGTTTCTAATGCACAGAAATACGTTGATACTGAGGATTACGACGGAATGGAGACAATTCCTGGAGTATTCAACATTAATACGACCGCAGCAATAAAAACTAAAACTGATGACGAGGATCTTGAACTTCCAGGCGTTTCTAATTATGTTAATGGGGAAGTAACGTTATTAATATCCGGAGTTAAATTAAAAGCTGATGCGATTAATGTAACTCAAGTTACTACTACATCGACAATTACAGAAACTGTTGATTCAAACGGGAAAGTTATTGTTTCAAAAGCAAAAACTGTCGATACAAAATATGACATAGTTCCTGCAAACGCAAACGGTGAAGCTGCCAAAGTAGCTGCTGCATTAGTAGAGAAACAAGCAGCAGATGCGGCAGCTCTTTTAGCTGTAGAAAATGCTAATAAAGAAGCAGCTGCTGCAAAAGCAGCAATGAACACTGTATATGCAGCGACTACTGTTTCTCCCGTAACAATTGTAGAAAGAACCACAACTCTTACAGCGGTAGGGCAATTATCCGCTGATCAAAGCCCAGGATGGGGAGTTATATCTCCAGATTTTAAAGAAATAGGTCCAGTTATAAATACAGTATCACCACCAGCGCCTGCTGCTGCAGTTGGTTGGTTTACTGCTTTTGGTTATGCCAGCGAAGAAGAAGCGTACGAAAACTGGGATAATTCTTCAAATTGATTTACATAAATAGAAGGTTTTATGGCAACATTAGATAAAGGTTTAATACACGCGTATGTTACGAATAAATTCGTAACATCGCCTTACATAAAAGAAAGAAAATACCCTGATAAAAATGCAGATATAAAATATTTTCCAGAGGAAATTAGTTATTGGGTTAATCAAATAGTAAATTCTAAATGGGAATTAAGCGTATTTGATTCTGAATTTGAAGCGACGTATTCAATTGATCACGATCGTTCGTTAACTTATGCACCGACTTATAATGATTATATTGGACAAACATTTTTAATTGATGCAAAAACATATCCAAAAGGGATGTTTTTATCTAAAATTACAATATTTGTTCGACAAGATTCTACAGACGAATCAATAACTCTTGATGTTAGACCATTAGTAAATGGGGTTCCTGGAGATGTAATTCCATTGTCAAAAGTAGTAGTTACGCAATCAGGGGATCCACAAACATATGAGTGGGATCCAGCAGTTGATGCAAACGTTCAGTATTCTACAATGGATTTTGAATTTGAATTTCCGCTATATCTTTCTGCCGGATATTACTGCTTTACATTAAAAACTAATTCGTTTAATTTTTCAGTTTTTATTTCTGAAAATGGTAAAGCAGGTTTAAATTCAGGTAAAGTTGTAGTTAATCCATATTTAGGAGATTTTATTTATTCCAATCAAGGGGTATCATGGGTTATTGATCCAACTAAAGATTTATGTTTTATGTTACATCAAGCTGTTTTTGACGTTGGCGAGGCAGTTGTATATTTAAACCTCGGCGATCGACCAACATATGATTTTGATACTGTAACATTAGCAACATCAATAAAAGAATTTAGTGAAATATCATATATAAGCAAATGCGAAGTCGGTTCTTTTGATTATTATACTGACATTTTAACGCAAATTCCTATGTTATTAAATAGTAATATAAATATGCCATCGCATTCTAAGTTACACGAAACCAAAGGTTTGCCATTTACATTAACGTTAACAAACACAGATAAAAATTTAACTCCTATTATAGATATAAATGGAACTGGCGTTAAATTAATTAAAAATTTTATTAACGCATATAGCACAGAAGTATCTGATTCAGAATTGGCTGCATTAACTGGGGCTGCTTATGCTAAATATGTATCAAAATCTGTAACATTAAATGAAGATTTTGATGCTGATGGTATAACTTTATACGTCGACGTTAACAAACCGGTTGGAACAGATATTGAAGTATTTTGTAGAGTATTAAATAGATATGATACTGATTTAGAAATAAACGAAACAATATGGTATAGATTACCCAAAAAATCAAGCGCAACCCCAGCATTATTGGCATCAGATTATATTGAAGAACTTTATGAAAATTTAAATATATCTTATGCGGGAATAAATGGAGTTCAATATACATCATTTAATAGATTGCAAGTTAAAATTGTAATGTATTCAGAGGATTCAGCAAAAGTTCCATCTATTAAAAATTTAAGAGTTATTGCTACTGTATAATATGGAAAAACTAAAAGTTAAAGATGTTCCAGGTTGGGTCAAAGATCCAACCTCAAAGGCTGTGTTAAATAGCGATATATCTGCCTTAGAAGCACATAAAGCAAATAGAAGAAAAAATATACTGATAAATAGTATGGAAAACGATCTTAATGGCGTAAAAACTGAAATTGAAGAATTAAAATTAGACATTAAAGATATTAGAGATATTTTACTGCAGTTTATAAATTCTAAAACTGGATTATAAATATTGTTGTAAAAATTTATTTTAAGGGAATAACAAGTGGCTATATCACCGATTACATATTCTAATACATTTTCTCACTGGATGATAACAACAAATCAACTAGTGACAAATATGAACAACCTTCTTACCGGAGATTTCTTTAAAAATCTCGGAACATTATATTTAAATTCTCCTAATACTGGTTTATATGTAGCAAATTCTTCTATTTTTGGTGGTAATGTTTCTATTGGGGGAGTAACAGGAAGTATTGTTGATATATATGCACCAACTATATTATATGATACATTAAGCATATTTAAAAATACAAGCATACTCGCTTCAGGAAGTATTAATAGTAATACAATTATTTCTTCTTCTAATTTGGTCGCAGAAATAGCAACAGTAAATAATTCTTTAATTGTTGCTAATTCTGTCAATTTATCTGGAAGTATTCTTATTTCTGGAAATACAATTTTATCTGGAAATACCTATTTAACTAACAATACCTATTTAACTGGGCTAATTACTACTTCTGGCATTACACGATTATCTGGAAATACTAGTTTAGCTGGTAATACATATGCTTCTGGTAACACATATCTTTCTGATAAAACTTATTTAAATGGCTTAGTATCTGCTTCTGGTAACATAACATTAGCTGGTAATACAAGTTTAACTGGAACTATTTCTACTTCTGGTAATACCAGTTTAACCGGAAATACATATGCTTCGGGTAATGTATATTTATCTGGAATTATTTCTACTTCTGGTAATACCAGTTTAACCGGAAATACATATGCTTCGGGTAATGTATATTTATCGGGAACTATTTCTACATCAGGTAATACGAGTTTAGCGGGTAATACGGTTGTAAATGGAAAAATTAATTTATCTGGAAATACTAGTTTAGCTGGTAATACATATGCTTCTGGTAACACATATCTTTCTGATAAAACTTATTTAAATGGCTTAGTATCTGCTTCTGGTAACATAACATTAGCTGGTAATACAAGTTTAACTGGAAACACAACATTATCAGGAACTATTTCTACTTCTGGTAATACCAGTTTAACCGGAAATACATATGCTTCGGGTAATGTATATTTATCTGGAATTATTTCT